TATTCAACGTATGAATAATAATGCTGCTTCAGGTGGAGGAGATTCATTACTTACAGATGAAGAATTAAAACAACTCCAACAAATAGCCGAAGAAGTAGCAAAAGATGAGCAAAAGCCAATTAAAGAATAATAGTTCTACTAGAACTAATAGAAATTCTAATACTCCTTCTTTACTTAAAGGGAGGGTTTATAGTGTTATAATGGATGATAGTCATTTCTTTTTTAGAGATGTATTAAAGTCTTTTGACCCCACCTATATAGGATATATTTACTGGGGTAGTGTTAATTTAAAACTAGGAGGGTTAGAACGAAGTGATATCCTTAAATATTGTACTATAGCAAAACCATATTTTAATTGGATTACCTATACCCCCTTAACTACTGAAATAGTAGATTTAGTAAAAGCCCCTAGTAATAAACATTACAATGCCTTAGGGGGTACCCACACCAATACTGAATATTTTTATTACCCACCCATTAATATATGGAATAATTCCTCTGGTAATCCATTACCAGCAGAACCCGATGTTCAGTTAAATAATGGTGATGTTCCATTAGGGGAATATACCAATGAGGATAAAGTAATGAGTACTAAAAATATGGTACCATTTGAAGGTGATATGATATTAGAAGGTAGGTTTGGTAATAGTATTAGATTTGGTTCATCTAACCCACAAGGAAAAAATAATTGGTCTGATAATGATAGTGAAGGAGAACCCATTACTATTATATCTAATGGCCAAACAACTGAAGGGGCGGCTGCTATAGAAGATATAAACGGAGATGCTAGCTCAATTTATTTAACTTCTAACCAAAATATAAATAATCTTAATATAGCTTCTAAAAATTTTAAATCTTTAAATGCTAATTTTAAAGAACTTAACTCAGGTACTCAAGGTTTAGAATCATTTACACAAACTTCTACCTCTATAGAAGAATTATTAAATGGACCATATCAATCAGAAACTTCTAATTTTCAAGACCAATCTGATATTATAAATGAAGGACAAGAAACTTTAGAAACTGATGATGGGAGTAATGCTAGTTCTGACGAGGTACCTATAAGTTCCGAAGGAGGATATCAAAATTTGGTAAAAATTCCGGGAATGTATGAAGATAATAGTAAAATCAAACGTACTTTATATATGGTTCCACAAAGATTTTCAAATGGAACAATATTAATTACAAATTCATTAGCAGTACCTTTAATGGAAATGTTATTAGCAGCCGAAAATGAAGGTACTCGTTTAATAGTAAGTAGTGGATTTAGGCCCCCCGTAGATAATATTTATTTAAATGGTAATTTAATACAAAAATCCCAAAAAACTGTTAGATTAACTAATTTAAAATCCCAATTTAAAGGAAAAATTAAAGAACCATGGTTAGAACGTACTACAGTATTAGAACCATTTGATGGATATCAAATAGGAGATATTTATAATACTACCCCCCAATCTAAGCATTTTGAACCTAAAGCCGCAGCCTCTTATAAATCAAAGCATGGGGCTTCTTTAGCATGTGATTTTGCTACAGCGAGTGCTACTAGCGAGGGTTATAAATGGATGTGTCAAAATGGATGGAAATATGGTTTTATTAGAACTGTAAATACTGAACCATGGCACTTTGGATATAGTCCTGAAAAAGCTAAGAACGGGCCTACTGCTGTATTATCATATAAGTATGAACCGGGCGTGGAATATAAAAACACTACTAATAGATGGAATAATGTATTTGGTGCAGTAGAACCCAATTGGGAATCTGAATTATTAGTATTTCAAGAACAACAAGCACAAAATTTAAATGATCAAATCACCTGAAACATATCAAGGAAAACAGGTAATAATTACCTCTGATCGATTAGTATTTAATGCACGAGAAGATTCTGTATTTTCTTCCGATAGTACTATTGCATTTTCTACTAATAAAGACTTTCACATCAATACTAGTGATGGGTCTAAGGGAATGTTTGTGTTAAATAGTCCTAAAATACATTTAGGTGTAATTAAAAATGATAATGCAATAGCTAATAACCCCGCGGTTAAAGGCCATGAATTAGAAAAATTACTAAATGATATGTTAGACCACCTAAATCGATTATATAATATTGTACTCCCTACACTCCATCAAATTACTACTTTACCGGGCTTACCTACAATACCTAGTCCAGCTAATGCAGGTTTAGTATCTCCCTTAGTATCGGAACTAAATATTTTTAAAAGTAGACTTAAAGAAATCAAAAGCAAAAACGTTTATATCAAATGATTACCTTATTTGCAGGACAAGCCCCTACTATAATGAATACTCTTACAGGAGCTAAAAGAAGAGTACTTAATATAGAAAATCAAATTCCCTTTGTTGAAACTAAAATTCTTCTTGATATCCCAAACCTTCAGCAGATTGCCCTTGCTATTCCTCCTGTAAGTTCATCACCGGATGAAATAAACAATATTTTAGAAAAATTTAAAAAATTAAAAGAAAAGTGTGATAAACTTAAAACTTTAATTGATAGATTAGTAAATCAAATAGATAAAATCTTAGGTCAACTAAGTCGTATAGAAAGAATATTTACTACAATAGATGGTTTTATTAACTTTTTAGCAGATTTTATTCCTTTATTAAGAGTATTAATCAGTACTGCCCAAGTTGGATTAATAGCTCAAGTAGGGTTTTTAGCGTCGGGTGTTATAACTATTAAATTAGGCGATGCCATTAAATTTGCAAAATCTAAACTTAAAGAAATAGATGCTTTAGCTAGAATAGTAACTCCAATATCGGAATTTATAGATAACGAAATAGGGGAAATCAGAGATATATTATACCCTGTTAGAAGGAAACTAATAGAAATTAGAGCCCAAATTAGTGCTCGATGTGACCTTATGGATAATTTATTTATAGATAAGCTTAAAAGAGATCTAGAATTATCATTATCACAAAACCCACCATCAGGAGATGGATTAGAAGGGGGAGGATTAACAGGTCCCCAAGGTACTGGGGTTTTACAAAGTAATGAAGATATAATTAATTTATTATCTTCACAAGTAGATCCCGAAGATATTTTAGATAACTTAGAAAATTCAAATAAACAACGGTTTATTGAATATTTAGTAGAAAATGGTGCCACAGGGTATCAAATTGTTAAAAAGTGATATATTTATTAAAAACTAATATTAATGAAATTAAGTGCATTCGAAAAAATTATTAGAAAAGTTGTGCGGGAAGAAATAGATCATGCCTTAAGGCGTGAAATAGCATTACTAAAAGAAGAATTAGTCAGCCAACCACAACAGCGTGTAGTAGAAACTAAAAGTAATACTCAAGAAGCCGAAGATTTTAGAGCTAAATTAAGATCCCAAATGCCCCCACCTAACTTTAATACGGGCAATGATACTCTTAATTCACTTCTATCTGAAACAGCTATAACACCCACATCAGAAGAAACATTTGCATCTAATGACCCTGTAAATCAATTTGTAAATAAAGATTGGGGCCCCATAATGAATGCAATTTCTAAGAAAAAAGATTTTAGACCATAATGGCTATAAGGAAAAAAATAGGATATAGAATTGATCCTCTTGATCTTGATAAGCGTAAAGCTATTGGGGTTAGGGTACCTTTTAATAAAAAAGGAGTATTTCAATTTAATTATACAACAAAGGACCAAATAAAATCTAATCTTATTAATCTTCTTTTAACATCTCCTGGTGAACGTTACCATGAACCCTCTTATGGTGTAGGTTTAAGAGAAATACTTTTTGACCAAAATGTTGAATCTAGTGAAAGAATATCTACTCTTAAAGCTCGAATAGATCAAAACATACAATTCCATATCCCACAAATAGAATTAAATAATCTCCAAGTTACCCCTGAGGATAAATTATTAAATATAAAAATAGGTTATACAATTTTATTAGATAATGATACAAGTGAGATTTCAATAACCTTATAATAAATGGCCTATTCTAAAATAAATAATACATCTGGTACTAATAAAAAAGATATTAAGTACTTAAATAGAAATTATAATCTATTAAAACAAGATTTAATTAATTTTACTAAAAATTATTTCCCAGATAATTTCAATGACTTTTCAGAAAGCAATCCTGGCATGGTATTTTTAGAATTAGCAGCCTATGTAGGAGATATACTTTCTTATTACACCGATACACAACTTCAAGAAACCTTTATAGAATCCGCTAGGGAAAAGACCAATCTTTTAGCCCTAGCATATAATTTAGGTTATAAACCTGTTATTTCTAATCCATCAACTACTAGTTTAGATTTATTTATAACATTACCCGCTAATGGATCGGGAACAGGTCCAGATTGGAATTATGCTCCTACTGTAAAAAGAAATTCTGTATTTACTACATCTGAAGCCTCACCTACAAGATTTACTCTTACTGAAGATGTTAATTTCCAAGTTAGTAACTCATTAGACCCTACAGAAGTATCTATATATTCAGAAGAAGGAAACCCCCTATCTGTACAGGAGGGTACTAATCCCACTCCTTTATATTATTTAATAAAAAAACAAGGTAATGTTATTAGCGCTGAAGTAAAAACAACTTCTTTTACTATTGGTGAACCTGAAAAATATCTTACATTAGAAATTCCTGATTCAAAAATTATAGGAATAGAAAACGTAGTAGATGCTGATAATAATACTTATTATGAAGTTCCTTATTTAGCCCAAGAAACTATATTTGAGGAAGTAGCAAATGTAGCTGCTAATAACCCTAATTTACAACAATATTCTAATGATACTCCTTATCTTTTAAGACTTAAAAAAGTACCTAAAAGATTTACAACAAGATTTACTTCAAACGATATACTACAATTACAATTTGGTGCAGGTATTAGTGAAGGCAATGATTCAGAAGTATTACCTACACCAGAAAATATAGGAATAGGAATTAAAGATAGTAGATCTAATTTAGATAAATCATTTGACCCATCAAATTTCTTAGCTTCAAAAGCATATGGTGAGGTGCCTTCTAATACTACTATTAGTGTTAATTATTTAGTAGGTGGAGGAATAGAATCAAATGTGGAATCAAGTGTAATTAATAAATTATCTGCCGTTAATATAGCTAAGAATAATAGTATTAGCAGTGAAGGTATTTTTACCACTGTAAAAGAATCTTTATCAGTCAATAACCCATTCCCCGCTACTGGAGGAGGACCTGGAGATACACTTGAAGATATAAAACAAAATAGTATAGCTCAATCATCAGCCCAACTTAGAACAGTTTCAAAAGAAGATTATATTATTCGTACTTTATCTATGCCTGCTAAATTTGGTAAAATAGCTAAAGCATATATTATAAAAGACGATCAAATTAGTATAGATAGTAGTGCTAGAATATCAAATCCTAATGCTTTAAATTTATATACTTTAGCATATGATGGTAATAAAAACCTTACTCAACTTAATAGTGCTACTAGAGCTAATTTATCTTCTTATTTAGAGGAATATAGAATGTTAACGGATGCTATTAATATTAAAGATGCATTTGTTATTAATTTTGGTGTTGAATTTGATATAGTTTCCTTTAAGGAAGCTAATAATAATGAAGTTATATTAAATTGTATTCAAGCTTTAAAAAATTATTTTAGTGTAGATAACTGGCAAATTAACCAACCTATTATTATAAATGAAGTATATAATGTAATAGGAGCAGTAAAAAATGTTCAAAATGTAGAACACGTAAAATTAGTTAATAAATCTGGAATAGCATTAGGATATTCTCAATATTCTTATGATTTTGATTCAGCAACTATAAATAATGTTTTATACCCTTCTATGGATACTAGCATTTTTGAATTAAAATATCCTAATATAGACGTAAAAGGTAGAATAATTAAATATTAACCATGGCATATCATTTTTTATTTCCTGAAAAGGACACAACTATATATTCTCACCCTCTTAGAAAAGATCTAAATACGGGTAAAATGGAAACACTATCATTACTATCCGAAAAAGGAAATAATGATAGTAACTATTACCCTTCTAGAATCCTTTTAAAATTTAAAGACTCAGAAATAAAACATGTCCTTTCTGAAAAAATAAATACCACCGAGTTTAGTGCTTCTTTAAAATTATATGCTACGGATTTTACTCAAAACTTACCCATTTCTCAAAACATAGAATTATATCCTTTAGTAGATGAATGGAATAATGGTAGCCAAAGATACATTGATCACCCATATTTTAGTGGTGTAGTAAGTGATGGTGCTTCTTGGTTATATAAGGACAACGGGACAATAAAAACTAGTTGGTCTGACATTTCTACAGGAGCAAACACAGCAAGTTACATAGATAGTACACTTGGGGGAGGAACTTGGTATTATGGATCAGGATTTGAATCTACACAATCAATTTCTATTGTAAATAACTTTGATTTAAATTTTAATATTACTGACCAAATACAAAAAGTATCTAAAAGTATGTTTTTACATGCCCCCCTCCCCGATGGTATACCTAATAATGGATTTATTATAAAAAGAGAACACGATACTACCTTAACGGGTTCTAATCAAGGAACTATTAAATATTTTTCTGTAGATACTCATACTATATTTTCACCCACATTAGCAATAAAATGGGATGATTCGGACTATGCTGATGCTGTTACTAGTAGTAATGATATATTAAATAGTGGAAAGATTCAATTAAATTTTAATAATTTAAAACCTGAATACAAACAATCAGAAGAGCCTATTTTAAGATTAAATGTTAGGGAACAATATCCTAACAGAACATTTACAACTTCTTCAGATTTTCTTAAAGTAAATTATTTAAACCCAACATCATATTACAGTATTGAAGATTATACTTCAAAAGAAGTTATCATACCTTTTGATACAGAATTTACAAAATTAAGTGCAGATACTGATGGTATGTATTTTAAATTAAACATGCAAGGTTTGCAACCCGAAAGGTATTATCGTTTATTAATTAGACATGATAACAATGATGGTATAAATATATATGATGACGATTGTTATTTTAAAGTCACTAGATAATGAAAGAAAATATTTCTATAAGAAAAAACATATACAGTAGCAATAAGTATAAAGAAGTAATCGACACAGATTTTTCTGAACTATTTAGTGCAAGGGAAACCTTTACTATAGAAGATTTTTTTAATCTATATAACGAATTATTTTTAGAAATCCCAGAGAACGGGGAATTTAGCCATTCATCTTTAGTTCAACAAAGTAACCAACTCATTACACCTGGTAATGATGTAAAAGACAATGAAATAGAAAATTTACAGTCTACAATAGAAGAACTTCAAAAACAATTATTAGACGCTTCTCAACCAACGGCCGAAGTAGAAACTGTAAAAGAACACCCACGATTTAGAAATGGAACATTAATTCGTCGTTTTGATACTTCATTATCGGGGGGTCAAATATTTTTAATGGATCAGGCATATAAAAGGATCTTTAGTTTTAATGATCCCGAAATTAGAGATTCATTCTTAAGACTACTTGAATATAAAAATAATAATGGTGAAGCTGATAAATATAAAGTTCCAGCTTTTCCAGATATTATAATAGATGATATTCCTTCTGGACCACCATTAACTCCAAATAATTTTAATGATCCCTGGAACCCAACAGAGGCAGAAGCAGAAATATCTGAATTAAGATTAACTTTAGATCCTTCTAACACTTCATTAAATCCGGATAATTATAATGGTGATTTTGATTTATTCAGAAGTGAATTAGAAAAAGATTTTATAGAAAAGGAAAATTACCTTAGAACTTTACAAGAAAAATTAGAAGATCTTAGAAAACGAAAACAACAAATAACAAGTGCATAATGGCTAGATATTCAGGTAAAAATACAGATTCTAAAAGCACTAGAGGTTCTAATAATGGTCTTAATTCAGGAGCTACTTCTATTACACTAACTGCCGAACAACAAACAGAGATTGATGCTATTAATGTAGAAATACAAGAATTTAAAAATGAAATTAATCGTGTTAGGAGGCGAAAAGATCAAGTAGAAGATATTCTTGATAACTTTGAACAAATTGCTGTAGGTAATTTATTAGTTGATATTTTACCTGATGAAAATTCTGATGAGATTAAAAATTCTAAAATAGTATCCAAAACTGAAATATTTGAAAAATTAAACATATCTGAGGGTGATATAAATAATAATAGCCGAAAAGCTAGAGCAGGTAAAATTATAACTAAAGTATTTAAGTTAGAGCTAGTAAAAGAATTAATAGACCAATCTAGCGAATTAAATGAGGATGAATTATATGCCACTATTATAAGAGATGTAATATATACCACAACAATCAGTGGTACTAATAATCAAATTAGACGTGCCCGAGAAAAAATTGAAGATGTCCTTGATGAAATTGAATCTGACGAATAATGGCTATAAAATCTAAAAAAATATTAGAACAAATTCGCCCAGAAGATAAAAATCTTCTTAGCGAAAAAAAATTAGTCCGCAAGTTTGGTAGACCAGAGGACTGTGTTGAATTGCACATTTATGACCTTAATGGCAATTTACTAGATACTGTTTATAATTTTGAAGAATATGAAATTCCTGATGTAGATGATAATGAAGGATTTTTTAATGAAATTACTTTTAACCCTGATAAAGCATTAAGAGATTTAGGCTATTCTACAGGAGAATATGAATTAAGGGTTAACTTTCATAGAAAAAAAATTGCAAATACTCTTGAAAATTTATTCTATATTAATACTATTTCACCTAGTAGAACTGAATTAAGAGTTAAAATTATAGACGATGAAAATCTTTCCCCGCTTATATCCGCGACAAATCAATTTATCGCCGAACTCGGTGATACTGAAGAGGGAATTGCGTATTTCAAGGATTTTGCGCTAAATTTAGGCGATGATACCGTATTAACTGGGGTTAATTTTATAGCTGAACAGGACCAAAATAATAGTTTTTTAATTAAACTTTATGAACCCTTACCTAATACTTTTAGTGAAAAATCTCAATTTAGAATAATTGAAGAACTTACAAATCCTATAAGTTATAATATTAGCTTAGGGACATCTGAAATTACAATTTCTTCTACTGAATTAAAAGGTCCTAATTTAAGAATAGATACACGTCTAAATTCAAGTATTCCAACTAATTATAAAGCTTTTAATGATATATTATCATATGAACAAACCTCTTCCTTACAAAATGTACTAAATGCCCTATCTGCTAGTGTTCCAGTATCAGTAGAATATGACAATCCTAATACAGATACGGGATACACGTTTGAAAAATTTATACATTTTGGTTCAGCTAAAGAAAGATTAGAAAATTTTAAATATAAATTAGAATTAATTGAACTATATGCTTCTAAAAGTATATACTTAGATTCTTTAAACCAGTCTTCTCAAGCAGTAAAAATTGAAAAAGAAAATAACCAATCTTTAATTAAAAAAGTAGTTAGTAATTTTGATAATTATGAAAGATTTTTATATTTTGATAAAAATGATTATGCTTGGCCTAAATCAAATAATGAAGTCCCCTATATAATAGCCCCATCTACTTCTTCTGAAGCACTATCATGGTTTGGGTCTGCAAATGATGGAAGCGATTATTATGGTGGTCAATTATTAAGTGCTTCTAATTTTGATGATGAAAATCCTTATATTTTAAGAAATGCACTCCCTCAATATATCATTGATAATAATGAGAATGAGCAATTTATAACATTTACTGATATGATAGGCCAATATTTTGATAATATTTGGCTTTATATTGAAAATATTACAGATAAAAATATAGCTCACAATAGTTTAACTGAGGGTATTTCTAAAGATCTTGTATTTAATGCTTTAAAAGAAAGAGGTATTCCAGCTTTTGATCAATTTGAAAATACTAACCTATTTGATTATTTAATAGGATTCGATGGAACTGGAGAAGATAATTTAGATGATTTATTAACAGGCGTAGAAGCCATCCTTACAGAAGCAGGCCAAGTAATAATTACAGAAACCGGAAATGTATTAGTTTTAAGTACTCCAACGGCTACCGTTTCTACTAAAAGTGACATTACAAAAGAAGTTTGGAAACGTTTATACCATAATGCTCCTTATCTTTTAAAGACTAAAGGTACTGAACGTGGTATTAAAGCTTTATTAGCTTGTTATGGTATTCCTGAAAGTATACTCCATGTAAAAGAATATGGTGGGCCCTCATCTGATAAATCTGGATTTAGAACATTTAACTACCCTAAATTATCTAGAGGCTTAAATATATCAGGTTCATCATTAACCCAAGTTAGTTTTGGCTTTCCTGCTAATGTAGATACTATTGTTCTTACGGTATACCCCTATAAAACAGATGAATTTAATGTAATATTTGGTGATTCAACTTCTAATAGTGCTGAATTTATTGCTATCCAAACAAGTTCTATATATGAACAATCCGGTAGATTAGTATTTAATGATGGTACTAGTATAACCCAAGAAAGTTCCTTCTTCCCCGTATATAGTGGTAACCCAATTACCTTTTTCTTAAGGGAATCTGGTGGAAGTGGTTTAGATATAACCGCAGGCATGTATGTAGATAATGAATTTTTTGAAACATCATTTAATACTAACCCAGCCTTTAAAAGTGCACCGTCATCCTCTAGAACTACCATTTCAAATTATAATTGGTCTATAGGAAGATCTACTACTACATTAGCAGATAAAAAATCTAATTTTATTCTCCATAATGTTAAAGGATTTACTACTACTTTAAACGCACAAACTAAAGAATTCCACACTAAAGATCCTAACATATTTGCAGGTAATACTACTAGTTCATATTTCGATAACGAATTATATTATTATAACCCGTTAGGTGCTAATATAGCAACAGAAAGTATTTCTTCAACTCCCTATAATTTTTCTGATTATTCTAACAACGGTAGTAATACATTACTAACAGCTCAGATTCAGGGTACCAAATATAAAGAAGTTACATATAATCACCATATTTCTACCCCTGATACTGTAGGTTCTTCTATGGTTTCCGAAAAAGTTAGATACGATAGTGGAAGTGTACCAGGATATAAAATTCTTTCCCCACAAGTGAGGGCAGAAACTTCTACCTTAGATCGTCAACCCCAAGATCTTTCGAATTTAGGAATATTCTTTTCACCTACTTTTGAAATTAATGAAGATATAATATATACTTTAGGAGGGTTCAGATTAGATGATTATATAGGAGACCCCCGCCATTTAACAAGTAATGATTATCCTGATTTAAAATCAGCTAGAGACTTATATACCCAAAAAGTTAAAAGTAAATATAATTTCTTTGATTATTTAAAAACTATACAATATTTTGACCATACTATATTTAAAATAATAGAAGAATTTGCCCCTGCTAAAGCAAATTTAAAAACCGGATTAGTAATAGAACCCCATTATTTAGAAAGAAATAAATTCAACTATACAGATACAGATTTTTCAAATGTATCATTTCCAGATTTCCAGATACCAGAAACCTTTCCTACAATGAGTAGTGAATATATATTACATGAAGCCACAATTGATGTTGAAGAAGTTTTAAGTGGTAGCCAGGGGTCATTTGAAAATAATCTTGTTTATGGGGCTTTAAGTAAAAAATACTTTAGAAAAGCATTTAATTAATAAAATATGCCTAACGTACCAAATAAACCTACATTTAATCCAACTACTGTTGGGGGTGATGAGTATTCTGTAGAAATAAATGACTCTAATTATAGTGCAGATGCTTGGAAAAATTCAAGATATGAAGGAGTTAAAACTCAAACCATTACTCTTAATAAAATATCACCCAATGATATAACTAGTGGTAAAACAGCAGCAGCACAAAAATACTCTAGAAATATTTATTTAGGTAACTTTGTAGTTGGGATGACTGATGAGGGTACTGAAGATAATAGTTTAACTCATTTTCCTAATTTTACATATATAGGTTTAAATAGTTACCTTACTATAAATGACGACGATACATTTGATAAAATATCATTAGAAGATACTGAAGATAACTTCGATTCTAGAAAAGCATATTATCGCACATTTACGGAAGATTTTGATATAGGTACTAGTTGTAAACTTGTATTAAATGATTTTTCCGTTAGGAATAATTTAAGGGATAGGTATAACATATTTTGGAACGAAGGACAATTAGTTAAGGTAGCACACATAATTCCTTCTGGTATAAATGGTGATCAATTTGGTACACATCGTTCAAATATAACCCATGTTTCTTCAAGCAACGAATTAATTTTTAACAGAAACGCTAAAAAATTTACCAAATTTAATTATCCATTTCAAATATTTGCTTTTAAATCTGATGTAATGAGAGATATTTGGGGTTCTTTTGACCCTTCTTCTTTGCTTAATAATGACATTAGCGAAATTGGGTTAAATTTTGGTTTTTTTAATAATATTTTCCCACCAACTCCCGCTGCTAACCCAACTATTCCTTCTTCAATAGGGGGAGTAGGAGGAGGTAGTAGTCCTGGTGCTCCAAATGAACTTACATTTTTTACTATAGGAGAAGGCAGCATGATCTCTAATCCAAATTATAGAGGATTAGATAAATATTTTGCTACTATGATCAAAAGTGGATCCATAGATAACATAGCTATGACTGGTTCTACTACAGATGGAGATCCTACTTCACAAGGAACGCCAACTTCAACATATCCTATTAATATTCCCCAACCTGCTATTATAGTAGAAGAATCTAGTAGTTTTTCCGGAAATACACCCAACCAAGCAGTCCCTATATTAAAAGATTTTACCCTAATGTCTACAGCAGAAATAATACCTAGTAGTGCTATAGCTGATAATGGTAGCACAACATTTGGGGTTATTGATCGTAGTAGATTTCCCGGAAGTGAAATGAGTAGCGTAGCAGGTATATCAATTACTCTTAAAAATCCTTTAGCCCAGGACTATATATCATCTGATCTCTTTTTATCTAAAAAGCCTTCTGTCTTTGCAGATGCCGGATCTGTAATGTTTTCAAGAAATGATAATTCAAAACCTAGTGTTCTTATAAAAATGAATAAAAATATAGATTTGCCAAATGGGGTTGGTGATAAAGGATTTGTAGTTATACCCGAAAATTTACACCCCTATATAAAGGATAACTTAATATATTTTCTTGCTAAAGCAGGTATTCCATTAGGAGTTGATACTATACCTGTAAGAAATGACTCTAGAAAAAAATTAAAATAACATTTTCATAAAACTTTTATATTTATAAAAAAACAAAATTAATGGGATATTTAGATAATACAAACATTATAGTAGACGCCGTTCTTACTAAAAAAGGCCGCGAAGCTCTTGCTAGACAAGATGGTTCTTTTAAAATCACACAATTTGCCTTAGGCGACGATGAAATAGATTATACCTTATATAATGAAAATCATTCAGCTGGTTCGGCATTTGCAGGTGAAGCAATTGAAAATCTTCCTATGTTGGAAGCTATTCCCGATGATCAGGCGATTTTAAAAAGCAAACTAGTAACTCTACCTAGAGGTACTTCAGCTATGCCTGTTGTAACGGCTAATACAGCAAAAATTACCCTTTCTTTAGGTTCAACCACAGTAGTTAACCCAACTACACTTAATTTTAGTGGTCAATCAAACCTTAAAGAACCAGGAGGATATATATTTACTATTGCAGACAGAAGATTATTATCTAGATTTACAGCAACAAGTCAAGCAGGTAAATCATCTAGAGTACGTCCGTATTCTAATTCAGCAATTGCTGAAACCGCAATTGGTCAATCCTTAAGCTTAACTGCAATAAATGCTCAAACATTATTTGGTACTGCAACTACTTTATTAACTAGCTTAGTAATTGAAGGTAGAGACAGCGGTGCTAGAGCAACTATTCCCGTTGAAATTTCAAAAGAAGTACTCGCCGTAACAGCTACACAAGATGTAGACGGTGTAGTAAGATAATTAATATAACATGGCAACATATACACGATTTTCATCCGACGACATTGTAATCACAACTGAAAAAGTTTTTAGTTCAACTTGGACAGGTAATACTAATGCTATCCAAGGTGGTTTTCCCGTAGGGGGAGGAGCCGCAGGAAGCCCAACGGGTTCTAATGCCTTTAGAGTCCAATATGCCCACGTTGATGGGGGAACCGATGTTAACTTTACTGTTAGTTATGGTCACAGGGAAGGAAGTGGCTCACAGCCTTATAATGCTAATGATCCTGGATTTAGTTCAACTAGATCAGTGTATTCACAATACCGTTCGTTAATATATGGAGATGAAACTCGTAATTTTACTTTTAATGGATATGAACCACAAGATATTTACGTAGTAAATATTGCTCGTTCTAGATATAAGCAAGCATTAAGAGCAGGATCCCTAAACATAACATTAGGCGCAGATAAAGTATACACAGATGACTCAGTTTCACGTTCAGGTAGTGCTATATTAACTAATATAGGTAGACAATTTAATATAGTATCAGGTTCAAATGGGGTAATGTCAGGTTCTAATTTATCACAAACAGACAGTGGTAGTTTTGGTTTATTCTATCCAGATGCAGGTATAGCAATATTTAACCCAGATGCTTTGGGGGACGGTAATAGTATTACTCATGCTACTTTAGTAACTAATAGAGCAGCTAATACTTTATCTGGTTTAAATCTCATTCAGGGTTTATTTGAAACGGCCTTAGATAATGGAGCATCATTTATATTAGATACTGAAGAAAAAATATCGTCTCAATTTTATTTTGTAAGAGCTAAAAACAAAGAATTTAATTACTCTACTAATGCTTCTTATATAGATGCTAATGGTAATCTTAATTTTACATCTATGATTGATAATCCAGTTAGTTATATTACTACTGTAGGA